CCTGACACTTCATTTAATATGGGTCTCCTCCAAGATAACAAATTGGCTGTGATTTCTAATATGGGAGGTGTGGATGTAGACGAGATGGCTATTGATTATGTTTCTTCCAGGTATGCTTTTATGGGTTATTTTAAGGTATCTGCAGCCAATTCAGGTCTCCAGAGCTTAGTGGCATTATGCCCAGCAGCCATGTATTCTAAAGAAGTCATTCCGTCATCTAACATCATTCTGAACAGGCCTCCGATTCATTGGCTGGACCCATCTAATTCTGCATTTTCTAACGGCTTGGACATTCCTCTTATGTTAACTAACGGAGTCCCTGTTGATACAACTCCAAATTTCATGTTAGGGACTTTGTTTAAATATTACAGAGGTGGGTTCAAGTTCAAGGTTAAGTGCAATAAGACTAGGTTCCATGCTGGTAGGTTGGCGTTAGTGTTTACACCATACACTGACATATCTCACGCCGACAGGAAGTTGTACGTACCAGAGCAGGCAGACATGGATTTGTATTCCCAGGTAACAATTTGGGACCTTAGGGAGGACAATGAAATTGAGTTTGCATGCCCATTTGTGTATAACAAGCCTTATTGTGAGATAGGGGAGCCATATGGAGTGTTCACCATTCATGTAGTAGACAGGATTAGCCATCCTGAAAATGTGGATGAGTTTGTGGATTTCGCCATCGAGGTGTCGGCAATGGAAGGCATGGAATACGCTTTCCCTACCCCAGGAGATTACATATTGGATCCAGCTGCTGATTACAGGACTGAGCAGGTTGATGGGTACAAGCTTCCAGAGTCTGAAATGGTGGTTGCCCAGTCTGGTGTTCCTATTGACCAGGGCAACAATGATGACATTCAACCTGATTGCGCATGCATAGGTGAGAGGATTTTGTCTTTGAAACAGTTGATTTCTAGGGCAGAGTGGTCATCATTGTATCCATTTTTGGAAGCTGACTCTCCTGTAATGTTGCCTACCTGGTTTGAAGTCCCGCATTTTGTAGGGAAGCTCATTGATGTCACTGGTAGTCATAGGTATGTCGGTTCTTTTAAGAAGAGTTCCCGGGCAATTATTAATTCTTGTTATTTATTTGCCAGGGGATCTACTTGTTACGACATAGTGTCATTTGACCAGACGCCCTTGTCTGGTGCTACAGGCACTATTACGGACCAGAGGCCCGAAACCTTTGTGACCATTGTCAATGAAGTTAACCCTAGCAATGGACTTTTGGGAACAGGTTCTGTGATTTACGAGCCAGGACCATATAGCCATGTGAAGGTGCCATTTTATAGTCAGACCAAGAAGGTCATGGTCAACCCTTGTATTAAGGACATTAATGAGTCAAACAATTTGTCCGAGTATGAGAGTTTCGAATCTCAAGATTTTGCAAGGGCAGCTCTTTACAG